AAACAGTTTAACGTCACTGACTGGGAGCCTTTAGAAATAAGCGTTGTCAGTGTCCCGGCAGACATCAGTGTGGGTGTCGGTCGTCATTTAGAATCCATCTTACCGTCCACTCAAAAGGAACCAACCACCATGAAAACAGAAGAATTAAACACGAAGGCAATTGAGCAAGGGGCAGATAATGAACGCAAGCGCGTTAATGAACTCTTAGAGCTTGGCAAGCGTTACGGTTATGAAAAGGCCCAGAATCAATTTATTCAAGAAGGGAAAACACCCGAGCAATTTCGCCAATTCATTATGGATGAAATGCATGAAAAAGGTAGCAAACCATTAAAGGATAATTCACAAGTTAAAATAGGTTTAAGTGACAAAGAAGCCCGTCAATTTAGTTTCCAACGTGCTTTAAACTATTTAATTCAGCCAAACTCAACAAAAGCGCGTGATGAGGCTGCTTTTGAGCTTGATGTAAGTGAACAAGCTCAGCGTCAGGGTATGCAGGTAGGAAGTGGCATTGCTGTACCCTATGAAGTATTAGCAAGAACAACAACGCACACAATGACTGGTCTTGAGGGAGATTCATCTAATGCCAGTGGTACGATTAAACAAAGCTATTTAGACGGCTCTTTTATTGACATTTTAAACAACCAGTCGGTCACTTTACAGTTAGCCACACATATGACTAACTTAAGTGGTTACATCAAAATTCCTAAGCAAACCGATTCAACGAAAGCCTTTTGGGTCGGTGAGATGGAAGAGGCTTCACACTCTCAAGTCGGCTTTGACTACATTGATATGCAACCACGCACCGTTGGTGTTACCACCTCTGTCACCAAAGAACTTCTTGCAAACTCAGCAAGTAATATTGAGGCAATTATTAGGCGTGATATGGCAACTCAAGCAGCCCTTGCTATTGATTATGCCGCACTTTATGGGCAAGGCAATAAGCAACCGCTAGGACTTGTTAAAACACCGGGTATTCAAATATATGACTACAATGACATGATGCAATTTGCTGATTTTGTCGAGCTTGAAAAAATCATCGCCTCAAAAAATGCTGCAGGGCAAGCCATGACCTTAGTCATGAATCCTGCTGATTACAGTCAAACAAAATTAATCCCCAGAGGCAACGGCATACAAGCGCCTATTGTTGACAGTAACGGTTCAATTAATGGCTTTCCTGTTCAGCCCAGCAATCAAATTAATAAAGAGCAACTCTTTTTTGGTAACTTTACTGATTTAGTCGTTGGAAGCTGGGGAGGTATTGAATTAAATGTCGATTCGCTTACGGGATTAGAATCCCGTGTCATTAAAGTAGTGATGCATCAAAACTTAGATTTTGCAGTTAGGCGCGCGGAATCCTTTGTGATAGCTAATCCCAAAGCTGGTTTAAAAAAAGGGGCTAAGTAATGGGAAGGCAGAAAATAGAGTTATTACGCAGTATTTGGCACGATGGGCATATGCAGCCCATCGGCAGTGTTATTGAAACAGAGTGTGAACACGCTGATTTTTTAGTTGAAAGAGAGAAAGTGGTCCTTGTTGCTGAGCGTGCGACAAAGGATCAGAAAAAAAAGAAAAAGGCATCAACCATTGAAAAAAAACAAACGCCGGCCGTTAAAAAATAAAAGAACAACAATAAAGGCCCGCTATGCATAAAATATTCAACGAAGCGTTTTTTAATAGCCCAATTGCTGTGACTGCTCGCTCTTACTTACCCGATGAAAACGCAGTACTTATCTTTAACGGGATATTTTCAGCACAAGATATCACCGAGCATCTCTCACATGCGCTAACACTGGAAACAGAAAGTGTGATCTTCTTTGTAGCATATGAAGATGTAATACAGTTACGCCGTGGACAGCAGCTTGAAATTGAAGGTAAAGACTATAAAATCACCGCTATTCGGTTTGCTGATGGTGTGGGGGAATTACAACTTTGCCCAATGTAGTCGATTTAAACGTTGATAACAAAGCACTCGATTCGATTGCAAGGTCAATGGCTGCAACCGAAAAAGATATTCATCTTGCGCTAGCCCGCGCACTACGCAAAACAACACGCTGGGTGATGACCCATCTTGCACGAGAACTTGCCCATGATACGGGGCTCCCCAATGCGGTGATAAAGCGGCGACTAAAAAGCTATATCGATGCAAAAGCCCATCAATCGCGCATTTGGTTAGGCTTATCCCCTATTTCAGCAGGGTATTTAAAACCCAAAGCTATGGTTGGTGGCGTTAAGGCAGGCAATACCCTGTTTAAAAGTGCTTTTCTTGTCAAAAGCTCAGCCAAACCGCAAGTTTTTAAGCGGGTGAGTAAAGCGCGCTTGCCAATTGAGCGGCAAACTGTGAGTATTGAGCAGCAGGCTGATACGGTCATAGAAGTTAATATCATGCCAACAATGAATAAACGATTACAAACCTTATTTACTCAGGAATTAAGATGGATTTTAAGCCAACAACAATAGCCGAATTTCAATGTCACGCGATAGAAACGCTTTTAAGAGAGTTCCCCAGCCTTAAAACCGGTGGGTTTAATAGTCGTATTGAAGGCAGAGTGGCAACACCTGCTGTTTTTTTAGAGCTAACCGAGTTTAGCTACCCAGAACTTGTTGCAAGCACTGATTACACGCTTAATTGCCAGTTTAGCTTGAAACTGGTGGGTTCCTCATTAGTTGACGACCCTGTCGTTCAATTAGAAGATTTAGCGATTAAAGTCAGTCGCTTTATTCGTGGAAATCGCTGGGGGATTTATGCCGAACCGGCTGAGATTCTCACCTCCTCAGCCGATGAGTTTAGCCCACACGATGAAGCCTATCGGGTATGGGAGATTCGTTTTGCTCAAACGATTGCTATTAGTGAAAATCAGGCGTTAATTGAGGCTTGAATGACGATGCAAGCTGAGCTTACTGACTTAAACGCACGCATTGCCAATCTTATTCGCGTTGGCACTGTCTCAGAGGTGAATTATTCAACAGCACGCGTGCGTGTTGACTTGGGAAACTCAAAAACTAATTGGCTTGCTTGGGTATCAATGACCACAGGAGCCACCAGTAGCTGGCTTGCTCCTGAAGTTGGCGAGCAAGTGGTAATACTCTCACCGAGTGGGCAAATAAACCAAGGGGTAGTTATTAATGGGCTTTATCATAATGACGCGCCACCACCAAGTAATGCACGTGATGAATTCATGATTCAGTTTGGTGACGGCACCCAAATTTCGCACCTTACTGGTGCTAAGCACACCTGTATTCGAAGCACAGGAAATGTTACTGTTCATGCCGCCGAGCGCATTGTTATCGAAACCAATGAAAACGTCAACATTAAAGCCCAAAATGTGACTGTCACGGGCGATTCAGTGGCTATTGACTGCGAAAACACGACTTTTAAAGGCAATATTCAAGCAACCGGCATCATTTCAGCAAAAAATATTTAGCTTTCGCAAAAAAACGAAGGTTTTACCCCTTGTTCACCGTCATACTTGCATTATGAACGGTACAAACGCAAACATAGGCAAGCTTTTGGGCGGCTTAAGTCACGTAAAACAAAGTGTTGAAGATATTTTAACAACACCGCTTAATACTCGCGTTATGCGGCGTGATTATGGCTCAGCCCTTTTTGATTTGATAGATAAGCCACTTAACAGTGAAACGGTTCTTGATATTATCGCAGCCACCGCAGAAGCGTTAAGCCGCTGGGAAACGCGCTTTATCCTTGAGCGTGTGGTGCTTTCCCAGCAAGTTGGCAAAGTGATTTTAAGCTTGTTTAGGCAATATAAAAACAACCTCACTCAAATCGAGGTGCGTCTATGAGTATTCGAGGCCAAATCGATTTATCGAAGCTTTCTAAGCCTGACATCATTAAGCTACCTACCAGTGAAGAAATCTATCAACGATTATTGAACCAGCTTCAAACCACATTGCCTGAGTTTGACGCCACCGTTGAAAGCGACCCAGCCGTTAAAATTTTACAAGCAGCAGCCTTTTGTTGTGAGCGGATGCTGCATGATGTTAACTCAGCAGGTCATCAAGTCATGCTAGCATTTGCTGAAAAGGAAAACCTTGACCATCTTGGCGCACTTGTGGGGGTAAAACGCTTTTTAGTTTCAAAAGGCGATGACACAGAAATCCCACCGACCCCTGATGTCTATGAGAGTGACGAGACTTTCCGGGCGCGTATTCAAAAAGCCCCTGAGAGTTTTACCAATGCCGGCGGTCATGGCAGCTATGTTTTTCATGCGCTGAGTTCTCACCACGACGTTGATGATGTCGCGGTGTATTCAGAATCCCCCGGTGTTGTGAATGTCGTTGTTCTGTCAAAGCAGGATAAAGGGCAAGCGAGCCAAGATTTGCTAAACACCGTAAATAGCCGCCTGTCAGCCGATGAAGTCCGTCCCTTGACCGACTTTGTTAAAGTCAGTGGGGCTGAAATTTTAGAATTTGATGTATCAATTAAAGCTTATGTGAAACAAGGCCCAGATGCGCTTGTGGTGGTGAATGAAGCGAAACAAAAACTTGAAGAGTATTTGAGTTCACACTTTAAACTCGGTGAAACCATCGCTCTTTCGCGTATTTACGGGGCTTTTGCCAGTGACAACATTGAACGTGTGGAAGTCACACCAAACCCCGTTTTTGATACAAAAATAAAACCCAACCAAGCAGCACGATGCACAAGTATTTCAGTTAAAACCGAGGTGGTAGGATGAATTTATTACCACCGAACGCAAGTCCCACCGAAAAGGCATTGTGTGAATCTGTCACACCTCTCTTTAATACGCCTTTTGATATAACCCTCCTTTACCAGCCCGCAACTTGTCCACTCTCGCTCCTTCCTTTTTTGGGTTGGTCTGTATCTGTTGATAACTGGAATGAAAGTTTAAGTGAAAACCAAAAACGCCATGCGATTGCCACAAGTATTGATGTGCATCGCAAAAAAGGAACACGAGCTGCAATGAATACCGCCCTTGGCTCACTTGGGTTTGATGTGTCTTTTAAAGAATGGTTTGAACAAACGCCGCCTGCCAGCCCTTTTACTTTTAGCGTTAAAGTGGATGTTCAAGACAAACCGTTTATCGAGCGCGAATTACGCCAGCTTGAGCAA